GATACCGGCGAGCAGATCATCACGTTTGCCGATGGTGATCGCTACACAGTCTACTTTGACGATGATGCGGCGGAGGCTGGCGCAGAGCAGTGGTACACCTCTGCTGACGGAACGTTTACTGGCGCTGAAGAGCTGCTGGGTCAGACCAAGGCAGAGACAATTACTGCCTTGCAGGAACACCGCGAAAAATTATTAGCCGCCGGAAAAAATTCATACAACACCCCACTTGACCCTCAGGTAGGGAGAGAAACCTCCTTCAAAGCTTGGGAATTCATAAGTGATAAGGGTCAAGTAACAGAGAAGCAGTTACGCACTAAGTTCAAAGGTTTAGAAGATAACCAGTTCGACAATCTAGTTGAAGGTCTGCTGTCTGAAACAGACCCTGAAAGCGTTATCACTCTAGAAGATGGAAAGTTCCTGTCCTATGACTATGTTCAGGAGAGAGATCTAGACGGTCTCCAGTCCGACATTGATGATATGAACTTCATCAAGAAGGGCGCAGAGTATCTCCTTCAAAAGTCTAGGGGCACAGTTGGCGAGAAGAATACTCTGCCTGTAACCAAGATAACTCCCGCAACAAAAGACCCAGAGAAACAAACCCAGCGGTCAGCCGAGGTAGTGGCTAAGCACCCAGATGCACTGTCTAGTCCGGCAGCATGGCTGGCGTTTGAGCGCGACCTAACAGGAAGGTCGGAGACCCTAGCGCCTCCATACGGATTGATTAGCCTGTACAACGACATGGATTCATGGGTAAAGACCCACGCCAAATTGACACCTGAGCAGCTAAGCGCGGCGAATCGTGGACTCGCTACAGCCAAAAGAATGGGCGAGCTGTATAACTCTGGTCAAGCTACCGCTAACGCTACAGCTAAACTTCTGCTTTGGGGCTTGATGTCCAGACGACAGACAGCTTCAGGTCAGGAGGCAGGCTTTGTTGATCTAATGACAGGCAGCACTGCTGTTTCTGATTTGGCTCAAAAGGCTTTGGCTGGCGATGTGTCAGATGCGGACGTTAAGGGTTGGGTCAGGCAGGTAGGGAAGCTAATACCTGAAGGCTCCTTTGGTCGATCAGCAATCTCTAACGCCAACGATTTTGGCAGTTTGATGCAAAAGCTGGCAGACCCCTACAATGGCGGCGAGTCTAAGTTGCAGCGCATTCACGATATTATGGCTGACAGCAGCATTCCTACGAAGGAGGTTCGCCGAGAGTTCCAAGTCATTGTTCAAGGTTCAGGCATAGACAACAAGGTCTTCTCTTTTGCTCAGTTAATGATTGGTCGAGACGATGTTGTGATCCTTGACCGCATCCAGCTCAACTCAATGTGGGACTCAACCCGTTACGGCAAAAACATTTATGATGACTTGGCAGACGAGTTCAGTGGTCTTCGCGGTTCAGCCCGTTACGAGGCTATAGAGAACTCTCTCAATACTAGACTCAAGGAGCTGTATACAAAGCTGGGCAGACCAGAAGATGCGTCTATTGGGCGCTATCACTGGGAAAGCTGGGTCAGAGACTCTGGTCAGATTGTTGCCCACCCTACTATGCAGGGGCTTGAGAAAGACATTCTCGGCAAGCAGAGTCCCTATGCGTTTATTGGTGCCCCTGAAGGAAAGGGGGATATGTATCGCTCTGGTGCCGTTTATGCCCGAGACGACAAGGGCACGCCTTACTACGTGTACCCGAAGTCCAACGGCAAGATGTATAAGTTTGAGAAGGGCGAGTTCAGGAAGTTTTTAGACGAGATACCAAAACCTAAAAATGGTATAGTTCCCAAAGACTTTAAAGTAAGTAAATTTAATAAAGGTACACCTTGGTATGAAGCCGAAAGTGTTAGCAGACAAAAACTCGACAAGCTCGTCGATGAGTTCTCTGAAAGAGAGGCAGCTCAAAGAGAATATGCTTCTGAAAGAGCTGTTACAAGTAGTGCCCCCAATGGCTCCAGACGAGCCGAGCGAAACAGAGTCTACAAAGAGCTTCGTAGTCCCCGACTATCTGATAGCGGGCGTGGCGGAATTGAAGGAAGCATACCCAGACGCTTCAGAAGAAGACCTAGCAAACCGTCTAAAGTATTACTAGCTGGAAGCCAAGTATCAGGGTACAAGCGCGAGCTTGAGACTGATGCACGCGCAGCATTAAATTCTGTTGATAGCTACAATGGCACTGTCATTGAGCTGACCAAAAACAAAACAAACGCCAAACTATTTGCAAGCAAGATGGAAGCATCGAAGGACGCTAGCCCATATGGCGCTGCGGTCTACGTCTATCCTGAGTCTGAATATCAGAATATGCAGATGTTCATGACCGAGGACGGGTCCGCTGGCATTGCTATCGACAACGGCGACACAATAGTTTCTCTTTATAGTGACGGGACAAACAAGAACGTAACTTACGCACTGGCTTCGCTAGCAGTAGAGGAAGGTGGGATTTATTCCGATGCGTTTGATACTGAATTGCCGCACATATATCAGCACGTTGGCTTCAAAGTTATTTCAAGGCTCAAGTGGGATGACGCGCAAGCCCCTGCGGACTGGGACAAGAGAACATTCTTGCCTTACAACAAGGGCGAGCCTGACGTTGTTTTCATGGTTGTCGACCCTAAGTACTTCGGACCTTACACCAAAGACACAGGCTACGAGGTGGAGACATACGAAGAAGGTATGCGGTCTATTCGTGAGACCCGTAGACCTGAGCAAGAAAGAATATCCCCCAAGCTAAAGCAAGCCGTGCAGGACAGGATTGATCGCAAGATCTCTGCTGCCGAGCTTAACGATACCTTCAGGGAAGAAGGTCGTTACGTTAAGCCGATGCATCCTGACATGATAGCTCCCTTAAAGGATGATTCGCATTACGTTAGCGCCCTGAAAAGAACGAGCACAGAGCGAGACGGTCCTAGCAAAGAAAGCTATTGGATGTCTGATGCGCTGATTGGCGGTCAGAGATATGGCTCTCGTCTGGACATCCCCTCGTACTCTAGGCTTCCTATGGATGAGCGGGCGGACATTGTCACGATGCACGAATCCAGACCAAACGCGAAAGCAGGAGCGGCAGGACGCCGACTGGGCTACTACCCAACCATCAACCTCAAAGATGTTGTTTTTGCTGTCCCAGAGAAGGGGGCTACAAAGATAGCTGTAGGTGCGGACAAGAACACCATCGCAACTATCGAGGGCAATTACGTTGCGGCTGACCATGAGCAAAACAGGCTAGACTTTATCCGTTACATGGATGATCCGGCTTGGACTCAAATATCAATGAACCCTGAGCGACACTCGTTTTACTACGATCTGGCTAATCAGACCCCAGTTGTGAGTGCCACCCAGGTTGTTCAGGTCGGCAACCTAGTAATAGCCAAGGACGTTGTCTATGACGACGTTGAGAAGTTTTCCTTCATTAAGCGCAAGCAGATAAACGAAGAGACAGGAACACTTGACGACGGCACGCCATCGAACTATCAGTTTAGCTTTAATGATGAGATGGACTCTCAGGCTGACCTAGCCCGCCGATTTAGAGAAACGAAGATATACAGGTCGTTTGGCGACAGGTATCAGGCGCTTCGAGAGTTTGAAGATCAAGCTGCCGAATTCCTTGGATATGGTCGTTTGCCTGCGGGCTTGTCTCCGAGAGATCAGGAGAACCTTTCGCACGGCAGGGTTCAAAAAGACTTAGACGAGTTTCACAAGAACCGCATAGACCCACTCGGAGAGATGATCTACAAAGCAGGGTTCGACGTGGAGGCAGTCGGCACTTATTTGCTGGCTAAGCACGCGCCAGAAAGAAACGATTCTATAGCAGCCAAGGTCAAAGCCAATCAAGAGAAGTTGATCGCTCGCACCGAAAATGAAATTGAAAGGTTGCTCGACGACGATGGCGTAGACCACACAGTAGCGCTGGAGACTCAGAGAGAGCTGTTGAACGGCTACAAGACAGACCCTCTGAAGTTTCAAGACACGGGGAGCGGTATGACGTATGCCCAGTCACTAGCAATCCTAAGCATGGCTGAGCGTGAGGGCACTGCTCAGGCTATGGAGAAAATAGCAGCCAAGGTCTATGAAATGCACGACGAGAGCAGAGCGCGTATGGTAGAAGCGGAGCTGCTTGACTCGGAAACCAAAGAAGACTGGGAAGCAAACTTTAAGTACTACGTTCCTTTGAAGGGTTTCGCAGCGCAGTTTGAAAACGATGAGTATAGCGCCGGTACTGGCTCGCGAGGCTTCTCGATAGTGGGTAGCGAAAGCCTAAAAGCCAAGGGTAGAAAGACTCTGCCTGTAAACCCGCTGCTGCAATCAATAGAAGATATTCAAAAGAAAATTATTCGGGCGAGAAAAAATGAAGTCTCCCAAAAATTATTAGAGCTGCTAAGCGCACTGGGTAATGCCAAGGTGGAGGACTCGCTTGAGAGCGGTTCAATAAAGACCAAGTCTTACACGATCTACAACAACAAGTTCCGCCCGCCGATGGACAACGATCAGTACACGATGAAGAACATCGATGATATGCGGAGGGAGGTCAGAGACTCAGGTCAGTACCCTAATGATCCTAAGTACGTCGTCGTGAAGAAAGGTGGTCAAACATTCCTGATTCACTTTAATAGCGACACGCTAAATCATTCACTTCAGAACATGAGCGTTCCAATGCTATCAAGGGCAAGCGGAGCGATGGACGTCATACTCAATGGCTTGACTAGGTTTCAGACGTTTAGGCGCAACATGCTGATCAACTACAACCCCGCATGGATGGTAACCAACCCAATCCGAGACGTTGCTACAGGGTTGATCTATGCGATGGCAGAGTCGGATAAAAAAGGATCAAGGGTCCAAGGCGAAGGAATCCTTGGCAAAACGGTACAGAACTACTTCCCGTCTATTAGGGCGCTCTACAGGTACTACAGAGGCAAGCCGGACAGGGATGGCAACAAGATGGATCAGTACGCCCGCGAGTTCCATGAAGATGGTGCTTCGACCGGTATGGTTATGATGAAGGATAAAAAAGAGCAACTGAGGGCGCTTAATTCACAGCTCAGGAAGGGCAAGATTAAATCCATATTTAGCTACCTAGCCAAAGGGGTTGAGGACGGGAACAAAACGAGTGAAAACGCTATCAGGCTCTCAGCCTATATCGCTGCACGCAATGCAGGGACGGACAGAGAGACCGCAGCCACACTAGCAAAAGACCTGACGGTAAACTTCAACAGGAAAGGCGAAGATACGTCGACTTTTGGGGCATTGTACCTGTTCTTTAACGCAGCATTCCAAGGCAACGTTAACTTCGTTCAGGCGATGGGTGCCGGAACCAACGCGGATGGCAGCGCAAAGGAATTTACCAAAGCAAGAATGGTCGCTACCGCGCTGGTTATGGCGGGCTTCTGGACCGCGATGCGAAACATCGATGAATCAGAAGAAGATGACGATGGCGAGCTGCGCTATAACGACCTACCTGAGCATGCCAAAAACAGAGTGCTGCTTGTCAATTATAACAGCGAAGAAGGTGCCGCAGTCCCGCTGTCCTATGGTTACAACTTCTTCACCAATCTGGGAAGACTTTCCGCTGAGTATCAGCAAGGCGTCATTGACGGGGGAGAATTCGGGTTGCATCTTTGGGACAACCTGCTGTTGAACTTCCTGCCGGTCTCCTATGACAAGGGGGACAACGTGTGGCAGGCGGCTAGAGGGTTTCTGCCTGATGCTCTGCAACTGCCAGTGGATCTCATGGTCAATAGGAACTTCTTCGGCAGTGAGATTGCTGTTGAGCAGAATGAACTGTTCACAGAGAAGTCTACCGCCTACGCCTCCAAACGATCAACCCCAGTACTTTGGCGGAGAACAGCAGAGTTCCTCAACGACGCGACGGGTGGCGATAAGTATAAAAACGGGCTGTTGCACCTCAGTCCCGAGCGCATCGATTACATGTTTGACTATCTAATGGGAGCCGTGGGTCGAGTTGGCGTGCAGTCAATCGATGCGATCTCGAAGATAGGTACAAACGAGACTATTGATAACAACAAGTTGCCAGTTGTTGGTGGGTTCTTTAAGAAACCTTCTGACTATGAAGATCGATTTGAGTTTTATGACAACTATATGTACATGCGTGGCGTCAAGGCTCGGCTCGAGGAAACCACCAGAGGCACTCCTGAGTTCAAGGAGCTTCAAGAAAAGTACAAGCCAGTGTCTTGGATGCTTTTAGGGTTCCACCAGCAGGCTAAGAAGGACTTGGATAAGATCCGAAAAACGAGAAAGGCTCTTGAGGATCAGGTCTACACCACGTCGAGAGAGTCCAAAGAAGAAACGCGCAGGACTAATCTTGAATACTTGTTGGAGCAGGAAAATAAAGTGTTTGATGCTTACAACAAGAGATTCAGAGAGTCGAGAAAGGCGATGGACTAGTCTTGGACCCCATCACCGCCATAGCTGTCGCCACCAAAGCTTTCGCCACAGTGAAGGCTATGGTGGCTGCTGGCAGGGAGGTCGAGGACACCTTGAGTCAGATAGGTGCGTGGTACGGGGCAGCGTCAGACTTCGCTGAGTGTAAGCGGCAGGCTGATAACCCCCCGCTGTTCAGGAAGATAGTGTCAAGCAAGAGCGTTGAGCAGGAGGCAATTGACATCTATGCTCGGGGCAAGCGCCTAGAGCAGCAAGAGAGAGAGTTGCGAGAGCTGCTTCTGTATACCTACGGACCTACCGGCTATCAAGAGATGATAGATCTCCGCAGGAGCATACGGGAGCAGAGAGAAAAGATGGTGTACGCGCAGGCGAGGAGACGCAAGGCGTTCTTTTGGAACTCGGTAACACTGATTGCGATCTCAGTTCTGAGCTACGTTACTTTTGAGATGTATAGCTTTCTTGCGGGTAAGATTTTTAGCGCAGGGACTTAAGACCATCCTTTTTGACAAAGAAAATCCCGCCATATGGCGAAGTAAGAACATGTTCCTCAAAGGCAGTTTGCTGCTGACCTCGGTTTCGTAAGTGCTTGATAAATAAAGAATCAACTATGATGGTCTTGCCAAGAATAAATTGGTGCCTATCCTCTAGACGTCAATCAATAATTGCCAATAAATACTTTATAATCAAAAGCTTACCAATATATTTAAGGACATGTTCTTAAACACACTATGTTAAACTGTATACTTATACAGTCGTCAGGCAAGAACATGTTCGTCTCACCTACTTCTCAGCATCCCTTCCATCGCACTTGCCGCCTTGGCTTTGTGCTCATGGTTTAGATGCATGTATCTCTGCATGCTTGTGGCGTTTTTCCAACCGCCAAGCTGCATCAGAGTGGTTTCCCCAGTCCCCGACATAATATGCCAAGACGCAAAGGTGTGTCGCAGCGAATGGAACACCGTTTCTTCGGGCAGATTTGCGTTTTTTACTGCATTTTTCCACGTCAGATTCGTCACTGAGGTTTGTCTTAACGGCGTGCCGAGAAGCTTCTCGTTCCTTACTTCGTCTTGAATAAAGACGTGCTCAACGCCCCTGTTCTTTATCCAAGTGTAGTCGCGAATCAGATCGTCCCGTTTTTCCTTATAGCGTCGAAGTATGCGCTGGGCATCTCGATTCATAGGGAAACTCGTCGCTTCACCGTTCTTGGTTTTTTTCGCCTTAACATAAACCGTCTTAAAGTCATCAGACAACTGGTCCCATCGGAGATTGCAAATGTTGGAGACCCTAAAGCCAGTGTTTAGGCAAAACTCTGCCATGTCAGCTCGCAACGGATCTAGCCACCTGATCAGCTCTCTAGCCTGCTTAGGCGTGAGAAACAACTCGCGCTTACCTTCAGGATAGCAACTGTACGTTGGCACCCTCTCGATAAACTCCTCCTTGCAAGCGTAGTGCAATACCGCTCGGAGGTACACGATGCGCTGATTGACAGAGCCATTACTCAGCACGCCCGCCCGATTTTTACACGGGCGCTTCCGCAGCTCGCTGATAAACACAGCCCCGAGCGCCTTTTGTTGAAAATTCTTGATAGGCAGGTCACCCCACCGATCAATCATCTCCCCTACAAATTCCTGAACCCGTAGGGTTTTTGCTTGATGTTTCCCAGACTTTGTAGGTTGCTCTAAGTACATTAACGCCACTTCTTTAAAAGTCATATCCATGTTGTTCTCCTTGTAAGGGGAGATCAGCAGCTCTGGTAATATACCGCATCACATCCCAAATCAAAAGCGGTTCGTTTGCGCCACAGGTGAACCACGCCTGCCTATTGAGCGCGGGATACGCTCCGGCTAATGCTGCGGAACCGGTTGATCATCAGATGAGGAGGAATCTGACGGGAATTCAACCGGTTCCGGCAGCAACTTCTTTGCTTGTGACACAGTGTGCTGAATGCCCACCTGTGCCATCTCTAAAACAGCGGCAATTAAAGCGACCCCATTGCCCGCCGTCTGGGCAGTGCCCAGCATCTTCTTGCAAGTGTCGTCAATGTCAGCCAAATCATAACCATGGCTGTCGATATAGATTAGTTGCGGTTCTTTACTTAGATCGGTCATCTTTTTTCCTCGCGTCGTGGCGAATGAGTTGATAGTTTCGTGGGGCGTCTATGGCTAAGCGTGCTTGAGGGACCATCTTCTCACTCACGACATCGCCACGACCGCACACATCGCAGTGCGGTTTGGTCCGCATAAAATATTCTTGGATACCCACCATGGACACGCCAATATCGGCACCCAAGTTAATTCCCTCATCACCCACAGATAAAAGGTGTTCAGAGATACCGTCAGCACTGGTCACGTTCACCAGTGCGTCTTGGTGTTTCGCTGTATCTCTGACACGCCTAATCCACAGGCGATGCTCAAATGTCCCCTCCAAGTCATTCGGATTAAGAAACTCGCCGCCATAAAGAATAGAGTCAACTGAGCGAGTGATGCGTAGGGGCATATTATTTTCCTTCGTTAAAAGGGCAAATCGTCATCGAAATCGATGTCGTTGCTGCTTGTAGCCGCAGGGCGAGCTTCGCCAGCGGGTTTGGTGGGTATCCAGTATTCAACGTTGAGCTGCTGGATGTTGCCGTCTTCGCCGAGCTGCTCGCTGACTTTAAGGTTGTATCGAAATGGCTGGTTGCCGTGCAGCTTTAGTGCTGCGTTCAACTCGGCAATCAAGTCGGCATCAAATTTCAGGAACCCGTCGTACTTTGGTACGTGGGCTTTGGTTGCCCAGTCGTACTGCTTGAGGCGGTTCCATTCTTCAATACGCCGTTCTTTTGGCATCGGGTACAGACGACCCTTGCCAGCTTTTAGGCTTTCAAACGCTGTTGGCTGTTTCATTACACTTCTCCGTGTATGATTTGGATTTGCATACTGCCCGTTGTTCGTCTAAATGAATCAATGGACTCGTCTTTACTTAATACCCCGTCTTCACCACCGAGAAAGTCAAACGCTTTGCGGTAATCGATTGGGGGCGTCTTCATAATCACCTTAACGGTGGTCTTGCCATTGCTGACAGAACCTTGATACCGCTGGGCAATATCTTTTTTAAGCTCTTCGCTCGACTTCGCGAGGATGTCTAGCGTCTCTAGCTCGTCACTTATTCGTGTCTTAATGTCATGTATTCTGTTCTGGACAGCCGTCAACCTGTTCAGGTCAGCATCGCTTTTAATGATCTCAGGCGCGTCAACCTCAATGGCTTTGACGTAGTTCGATCTTGAGACTTCGTCATCAAACTCAGCCTTTATCCAGCGGTGCCATGCGTGGTACAGGTCGAGTCGAGTGATCGTGCCCTTTTCAGGGAAGTGAGGCATGTACTTCCGGCTCACTAGCTCAGTCAGGAAGTCTTCCTTACGGTAGACGCGCTCGATGGTGTACTGAGGCTCAGCCGTCTCGTTTCTCGCGAGGTAACAAAGGAAGTCACACCAGTCAACGTCAAGCACTTCCATCTGCATGTACACTTGCATCAAATACATGGAGCGCTTGGGGTCAAAGACGCTGTAGGGCGCTTTAGTGTATTGCGGGAACGGACATTTTATTTCTATGCAGCCATCAAGACCCACCAGCCCGTCAGGGCTAGCGGCAAGGAAATTGTGTACAGGGTGAACGACAAGACCAGTCTCCTCAACCTTGTAGCCCTTGGCTACTTCAAGGAATGTCCTCGCGGGCTGTTCCATAAACTGACCATGAGCCACCGCCGGAACCATTTTGAATTCACTCTCCGCGCCAGCCAACGCTCTAACTTCTTGGCGGACTAAGTCGGCAGGCTTCATGTAAGGGTGCTTACCTTCAAGCGCTGCGCAGACAGATGCTTTGATCTTCCCTGCGCGTGCTACGTGCCACTCGGGCGAGCCTTGAGCCGCTAAACTCATGCGAAGTCCTCCCAGCCGTTACGCTTGCACAGGTTTGCCCAGTTGCCGGTGGTGTCCGTCCAGCCTCTATTTTGTAAGCCCTTGGTGTAGCGACTGTAGAGGCGGTTCGCCGCTTCAAAATCTGTTGAGTCTTCGATTGCTGTTGAGTCCCAGAGCGACTGCACCATAATCATTTCGTCAGGCGCTGCATCAGGCGTAGCAACGGCATCTTCTTTTGCCTTGCCGTGAAGCCACATGCGATAGCCCAAGCCAAACTCGCCCAGCGCTTTCACGCGAGCACGCTGCTTAGCAGTGTTGACGTCCATAGCGGACGGAGAGGTTATGGCTTTGCCGCTTCGATGTATAGGCAGATAGGTCTGGTTGGTCTGCCCCCCGACAGTCATTCGGCATCGAACTTCAGCGCTGCCGTCATCAAAATAGTGGCATTCGCGTCCGCGATGATCTTCGGTGAATTCCCAAGTGTACTCAGGGAACACGCTCATCATTAACTCATGAGCTTTCATCCAAGGGAGGTAGGTGAGGACGTTGTCCCCGACAATTTCAGTTTCGGTACAGAAGGGTTTGACGTCTATCGCGGATAGCGTCGTCCAGATTTTACTGCGGGTAATGGGTACTGCTGCAAGCGTGTCCATGTATAGCTCCTTTAAATAGCTATACAGATTCTACGCCTACATCAGATTAATAACAACACTAATAGATTAATTTTAATTACTCCAGATGGATCCTGACGAGAGTTGCTAGTATAGATTGTTTGGGTGCTCGGTAAATTAGCGATGTCCCAAGCGCAGAGGGTATCTCTGCGCAGAAATGGTCCTTGTGCCACTGTTCGTACATATCACTTAACTCCTTGTCTGAAATCTCAGTTATGGGTGTTGACAATTCCATTGCCTCCTTAGCAATTTGTTTCATTATTTCTGGCTGAGCGCCTGTCCTATCACTTCCAAAGCATTGCCTGTATCACTTGCCGACAAAATTGCGGCAAACATCTTCGCAAATTGTTTGGGTGAGAGGGTTATCTCTGAGTCTATCTCAAATGTTTTTAATGTCTCGACTGCCGTAATAATTGCCTTATGACTGTAGGCAGTAGGTCTATCTTCGCCGTTGACCCATTTGTATAGGTCTATCTGGAAGGTGTCGCAAACCTGAATTAATACGACCGGATCACTGGGGAGGCTACCTCGGCACCAACCCTGCGCTGTCGCGGGGCTGCATCCGAGTGATTGCACCAAGGAGGCAGAACGCCCCCACTGAGGCACGCCTGCGATATCGAGCGCCTTATTAAACCAATCGGCTCGCTCTAACTTATTCATGGGATTTTCCCTCCTTTTTTTTATAGGTTTACGATCTTCCACTTTATTATGGAGATTACAACCTATAGGTGTAGATAATTTGAAATATATGTGCTTAGCGCGGCGTGCAACACGTCTTCGGTGGCTGAAGTGTTGCGCTACAGTGCCGAGATAAGGTCGCCTAAGGGGATTGATGGGTTTTGTTTTATTTCACCCGTGGCAACGGAGACTTGCAAAAACAAGTTGACCGGAACATAACTCCAAATTAGTATGTTCATCAGTAGATTAGGTTGAAGACACACGGATATGTATCAATGATTTATCGCCCCGCATCAAACAAGCAAGACCACTACACAAAGCTTCCCAACATGCTGTTACGCGGAGGCACATCTGCATCAATTGCTCGCAATGACGAACTTTCCCCAGGAGCGCTGGGTGTTCTCGTTTACTTGTTGTCGCATGTCGACGACTGGCAGATAACCAACAGGCAGTTATGCACGGTATTCAATGTTGGCGCAGCAAAAATCACAGCCATAACGAAAATGTTAGAGCTGGCTGGTTACATCAAGCGCATCCAACCCCGCAGCAGGACAGGCGAATTTGCGAAGTGGGATTGGCTGGTCACTGACGAGCGATGGATCTTCCCACCAGATAGCGGTTTGCCAGATGTGGTTTCGCCAGATGTGGATTTACCGGCGCCGGATAATCGAGAACAAAGAAGAACTATAGAAACCATAACTATTAGTAAAGAAGAAACATCATGGAAGCAGGCTCTCCTGAACAGTTGTCCTAGTGAGTCTCCCCGTGGTGCTTGGCAAGAGTGGTGGGAGTACAAGTTAAGCAAGCGGGGCAAACGCAAACCTGCTGAGCGAATGATTCGAGAACACACGGAGGATTTTAAAATTATGAAACGACATGGCTTCGATATCAGTGGTGTGGTTGGTTACGCGATTTCACGCGGGTGGGAACGTATCGGCAAACCAGATTGGCAAGCGCTAAATTGCTTCAAGGGTAACGACCGGCTAAACGATCTTTTGGGTGCTGTCAAATGATCGATATCAAGCAACTGTCCCAAGAGCTATCCCAGCATGCCGCTGCGATCTGCCATGAGCTTTACCCTGATGGCAGGATCGAGAGTGGATGTTTCAAAATCGGATCGACGCAGGGTGAACGCGGCAGGTCGATGAGCGTGTACTTGCACGGCGATCAGTCTGGCAAGTGGATGGACTTTTCGACCGGCGATGGTGGTGACCTGCTTGACCTTATTCAGATTTGTAACGGCATTTCCCTGACTGACGCGATGGACTGGGCGAAGAAACGATACGGTATCCGAGACAATAGCCCCGCTAAAAAAATTGCACCGGCGGAACAAAAAACCTACAACCTCCCAACCCCGCCCGCCAGAAATGCGAGCACCAAACTTCATGAATACATGGAGCGGGAGAGGGGGCTGCGCAACGTTGGCGAGATCTGCTTCCTGTTTAAAATCTACGAGACAGATGCCAAGGGCGGCAAGGATGTTGTGTTTCCGTTTTTCGACACGGATGGCAAGCAGGTATTCCTCAAGACCAAGCCCATCGACCACGATGGCAATCCGTCAACTCAGTCCAACTTGAAGCCTATTTTGTTCGGGTGGCAGGCAGTGCCAGCATCAGCAAGAAAGATCTGGAT